CCGTCACCGGGTAGTACGGCAAACTACCATCCTGCGGCAGCAGATGACATTGAGACCATTATAAGATTCTGCACAGTAACCGGTGCTGGGTCCGCTTATAGCGCATTATGGAATACGATTTCAGCTAGAACCAGCACGTATGGGCTGATAATTTCTGGAGAAAGTGCAGGCGGACATCTTGTAGCCTATGCTGGTATGAAATACATTTACGACTACGGACAAGGGCCAATTACCGCTATCTGTCCTGTAGTAGGTCCAATGGATCTAGATTATGTTACCTTAAACGATGCTACAGTTACTGAGACTGCAAAATTCATTGTCAATAGCTATGTAAATAGTACAGGCAACAGCACCGCATTGCAAGCGGCTTCGCCTAGATACAATTATGGATCACAAGCAAGTCCGGGCTTATGGCGTAATGCTGTAAAAAATTCCAATGTCAAATTTATTTTTGTTAATAACATCAATGACACCCTGGTTCCTCCAGCCCTTACTGATAATTTTATCAATACATTACAATCAGAGTTGGGAAATAATCGAGTTACATATATTAAACTAGACGAGGGAGGAGATTGGGCGGCGGCTAATACTGCGAATCCTAGTCACAATTTAACCAGTGCCATTTCGACTATTGCAGAAACGGTAGCACTCTTAGTTAATACTATAACTGCTACAGTTGCTATTCCTACAAAACAAGCTACCGCCGGAACGTCAGTGGGCTCATTTACTCCGGTGGCATTTGTAGGCGGTGCGGGGATTATAACTTACAGTATCAGTCCAAGTCTTCCGACAGGTTTAAATTTCAATACTGCTAATGGTGCCATAACCGGAACTCCTACAGGTGCTTTACAAACTACTACATATACTGTTACAGGTACAGATGCAACAAGTAATACCGCGGTTGGAACTTTTACGTTATCTATTCAATCTGCGCCAGTATCTGGCTCAACTAATGCTGTTAATCATAATGATTGGAATCTTTTACAAGGCAAGGTAACCGCAGTTTTAGGAACGCCTAACAATAGTACAGTTGACCTAGGATGGAATCAAAGTTACACAAGTAGTATAGTAAACACTAACGATAAGATAACTGGTATTGAGTATGATCAAATTGCACAAGATGTTGATAAATGCTATCAACAAATTGCTAATACGCGATATCAACCTACATCTAGAGTACCAGTAACATCAAAATATCTAGTTACACAATCCGACTATAATGGATTGAGCGCGGCTGTTGACTATACCTATACAAATAGAAATACAGCATCTTCGTCTAGGCTCACTTCAAGTTCATGGACAGCACACGGCGGGAATATTTCCTTTTCACAGGCACACGGATTTGGTTACCAAGTTGAATTTGCCAACAATGCGGATTTTAGAAGTTTTTGGAATGCAGGCGGATACATAACATGGAATTTTAGTTTTGTGCCAACTATTCAAAATCCAATTAGTCAAGGATGGGCAGACCTCCTTAGTAGTTTAGGATCTTTTAGACTTACTAGAAATTCCTTTACTCAATTTAATCAAGGCGGAGCATATCCTGCAACAATAGGACAGACTGGTGGAGTATACGGTGGAAACATGCTGGTAAATCCAGATCCAATAAACCAAGTTATAACTCCAACGGCAAAAGTCTTCGAAGCAGATGCAAATTATACCAGCAGTTACTTTGTTATGTGGGTAGGCTTAGACAATGCTGATTTATTTCAGGCAAAATCTATCTTCGTAGTTAGTGCGATCCAGAATCAGTATGTCGGCGCGGGTGGTTCTAACATTGTTTCGAGCGGCAATCTTGGGTTAGGGCAGACGCTTACATATCCCTTCAATATTCAACCCATAGGCCAGACTCATGTGTATAATTACTTGGACGGCACTAGATATAATGCTCCAAGCTATCCAGGAATACAACCGTCATTCTAATTAAAAGGTTGAAATGGACGACAGATTAGTTAAAGCACTGGCGCATGCTGATTATAGACAAACGCTAGGAATCGAAAGACAAAGATTAAAAGACAAAGCACATGCAGAACTTGTTATAGGATACTGCGGTGGCATATTTACTGTTGATCGAACCTTGATCGGATTCGTTAATTCTATCAAAGAATATGAATCTGCTGTTATCCTAGATGACAATGGTTATCCAGTTGAAATTGAAAACTTAGAAGATTTCCGAGCACGAGTAATTGGAACATACTTTGAAGTCACTAATAGATATCTAACAGACTATAACGAGATTAGGCAAAAAAGAACTGCGGCAAAATTGGTGGACCTATGAACCTAGGTTGTTGTATATTTGCCTTTGATGGCGATATCGACTACGGCCCACAAGCTGTTCTTGCGGGACGCCTAGTGGAAAAGCATCTCGGCATACCGGTCAGTCTTATAACAGACTCCATTACTTTAGATAAAATTGATCACACTATCTTCGATAAAACGTTTATCACAGAAGGGGATGATAGCGATAACTCTCGAGTCCTATGCGGAAAAAGTATTGCATTTAAAAATATCAATAGGAATAAAATTTACGCTCTCACGCCCTACGATCGTACTCTGCTAATTGACAGTGATTGTTTAATATTCAGCAACCGTTTAAAAGATTATTTAGACAGTGACTACGATTTCATGATATGTGAAAGCATGAAAGATCTATGCCCTAATAGAGGTGGGAGTAACTTTTCATTTAGTCCGCAAAGTCTTCACATGCTGTGGGCAACAAATATCATATTCAATAAAACTCCCGAAAACAAAATTCTTTTTGACTTAGTGGACCATATCAGAGAAAATTGGATATGGTACGGAACACTTTATCAGTTTGACACTAGAAGATTTCGCAACGACTATGCATTTACTGTTGCATGTCATATCATGGGAGGATTTGGCGCTGAAAAATATTATATAGCACTCCCTAGTCCAATTTTGTTTAATGACAGAGATTCACTGGTAAAAATAACCAAGAACGGATTAACTTGGGTAGCAGGCGATCAAAACATATTAGTTAGGACTGCTGGGCAAGACATTCATATGATGAACAAAATAGAGTTGTTGGAAAAAATAGACTCACTGGGTTCTCTATATGATTGAAAAACTATTAGATAAGGGCTATTTTATGATAGCCAACAATGTTAAAGAAACAAACTATATTAGACTGTCTTATATAACTGCATTGACTATAAAATTGACTCAACCGGAAGGTTACAACAATGTTAGCATTGCTACAACTAATGTAAAAAATGCACAGTCTTTAAAACTATCTTGGGTATTTGACAACATCATAGACTACGAAGGGCCAAAAGGAATGGATGCTAGGTCGAGGGCTTATGAACATACTCCCTACAAAGAAACAGTATTCATTGATAGTGATTTTTTATTCCTTAACGATGTTAGTCATTGGTGGCCCCACATGCAAAAACACGATCTATGGTGTGCTACCCGACCTATAACATTTAGGGGTGATACTATGACCAGCAAGTATTATCGAAAAACATTTACTGAAAACAATCTACCAGATTTCTACTCTGGTTGGTTATACTTTAAACAAAGTAGAGAAACATCTAAGTTTTGGGATATAATGCGAGCACTAACTGATTACCCCGAAACATGGAAGTCACAATTAAACAATTGCAATTTTGAAAGCATCCCCACTGACGAAGCGTGTGCGTTAACCGCAAAGATGTTAGACATGGTGGAAGACATGAGTGATCCAACCCTGCCCTTTCCTAGATTTACACATATGAAATCTAGATCGCAGGGGTTAAGCGAATCTGCAACTAAATGGACGGACTACATTGCATTTCATTACAACAAAGATTTTAAGGTAAAAATTGGGCCATATCTTCAGCAGGATATTTTACACTATACACAGAAAGATCTAATTAGCGATAATCTAGTCCACATGTTAGAGGAGAAGGTATGGAACAAATACAAAGACATTATGTAAAATTTAATTCTTCCACTCTTGATATACAATCAGTAGGAGCTCACTATATAGAAGATCCAAAATTCTCTGTAGTAGAAGTGCCTTGGAAATTAATAGAACCATTTTTTACTGATTTAAAAAATATAAACGAGTACTATCCATTATTTGAAAAAACTGTAATTACAGGATTTAGACGTAAACGTATCTTTAATAGCTCGATAGTAAAAAATGACGACTTAGAAACTGTTAAGTCTCTTCGACCTTATGAGAACTTTATTGCTGACTGTGCCATAATTGCACAACTGAGCAATAATATTCTAAAACTTCATTATGATCGAAATCATTTTGATAGTCTAACCAATCAAGAGAATATTGAAAGATTGACATTAGTACAGGATAAAGTGTATAATATACATATCACAGAAAAAGGTAATCCTTACAATCTGTATGATACGAAAGAAATACAAGTAACCGATTTTATCAACGGAACACCTATAGAATTAAATTACCAAGGACCAAGCCCAATATCAGTTTATGTCATTGCTAAGAATTAATGAATTAGATTGCATATTCATCTCATATGATGAACCTAATGCAGAATTAAACTATGCTAGGTTGCTACAGGAGGCGCCTTGGGCAGAGCGTGTGCATGGTGTTAAAGGCAGTGACGCTTGTCACAAAGCCGCGGCCAACCTAAGCGAAACAGAGTGGTTTGTTACTGTAGATGCAGACAATATTGTAAATCCTAAATTTTGGGATTTAGAAATTGATTTAGACAAATATCCAAATGCACAGGCATTCAACTGGCCTGGGCGCAATAACATCAATGGACTGCGTTATGGCAACGGCAGTCTTAAAGCATGGCGCAAAGACTTTGTGCTTAATATGAAAACTCACGAAGCCGCAGAGGAAGACAAAGGGCAAGTAGACTTTTGTTGGGAAGCAGGATACTATCCTCTTATAGTTAGCTATTCAGATACAATTATAAACACAACACCATTACAGGCATGGAGAGCTGGATTCCGTGAAGGGGTCAAAATGTGTTTAGATCGTGGCATACGATTAGAACAAGGCAAGAACGCCAAAGAAGTAATCTGGTGGGAAAATTTACATAGGCTAAAACAGTGGCTTACATTGGGCATGCATGTTGATCAAGGTGCGTGGGCTATAGTTGGTGCCTGGCAAGGAGTTTATCTTACTATGTGTACTGATTGGGATATTACTAATGTTCGAGACTTTGAAGTGCTAAATCAAATGTTTGATAAAATATTTGGAACAGATACGTTAGAACTAATTCAAATGTATCAAACAAAAACAAAAGATTTTATTAGTGTGCCTGTTCTTAATGCAGATACAAGCGCATACGTAGTAAACACATTTGACGAATTTTATAGGCTTAATCGTGTATGATTTAATTTTTATCAGTTACGGAGAACCAAACTCTGAGGAAAACTACCAGCGTGTCAAATCAAGGTTCCCTCTTACTAAACGTGTTAAAGATGTTGTAGGTATTCATCAAGCACATATTAAAGCCGCACGTATGAGCTTTACTGAAATGTTTTGGGTAGTCGACGGCGATGCACAAATACTAGATTCATTTAACTTTGATTACAAAGCACCAGAATGGGATTTGGAATGTGTGCATGTGTGGCGCAGTCGCAACCCGCTTAACAACCTAGAGTACGGGTATGGTGGAGTTAAACTACTACCTAAGAAACTTACTCTGGCCATGGACTTAACTAAACCTGACATGACTACCAGTATCAGCTCTAAGTTTAAGGCTATGGAGGAAGTTAGTAATATTACAGCCTTTAACACAGATGCTTTCAGTGCATGGCGTAGTGCATTTAGAGAATGTGCCAAACTTTCTAGCAAAATTATAGACGGACAAGTGAATGCCGAAAGCGAAGCTAGACTTGATGCATGGTGTCAGTTAAACACTGATGTACCATATGGCGCTCAAGGATACTGCGGTGCCCTGTCCGGTAGAAAATTTGGTCTAGAGAATTCAAGCGAAATAAGTAAGATTAACAATTACGAATGGTTAAAAGAACAATATGAAACGTCTTATACAGATATTATTAACTCCGTGGCAGTGGTATAAAGACCGCCAACGAATCAAAGAATTGCGCAAACGCGATCCATTTATCTACAAATGATAACCTGGGGAATATCAGCCAATAGTCACAATGCGGCAGTTGCTGTGTTTGCTGACGAACATTTAATATTTGCTTCAGAAACAGAACGCTGGAGTGGAATCAAAAACGATCCAGATCTTGATAAAGATTTAATCTATTACTTAAACGACCGCAACCTTACTCCCGACCGTATAGTTTGGTATGAGAAGCCTTTGTTAAAAACTGTTAGACAATTGCAAGCAGGACAAGGCTGGCGCTATCAAGAAAACAATATTAAACAATACTTAAGAGGATACTTGCCAAGTACTCCTATAAAGTATGTAAGTCATCACAAGAGCCATGCGGCTGGCGGCTATTGTACCAGCGGTTTTGATCACGCCTGCGTAATTGTAATAGATGCAATAGGCGAATACGAAACTCTTACTATTTGGAAAGGCGAAGGCGGTACTTTAACTAAACAGTACAATTTAGACTACCCAAACAGTCTAGGACTTTGGTATAGTGCAATGACCCAACGATGCGGACTAAAGCCAAACGAAGAAGAATATATCCTAATGGGAATGGCGGCATACGGAGATCCAAAGAAACATTTTAATAGAGTTCTATTGGATTTCTTTAGTTTTCCTAACGATGACTGGAACCATATATTCCGTTTGAAAGAAAACTTACATCGAGGATGCCCGTTATGGGCGCCTGAACTTACTACAGAGCAAGACTTGTTTGACATTGCGGCGGCGACTCAAGCGGTTTATGAAGTAGTGTTTGAACGTCTCCTACAACAGGCTGTACAGTTAGTACCAAGTTGTAATCTAGTGCTTATGGGCGGATGCGCTCTTAACTGTGTAGGAAATAAACTAACTGGCAAGTATTTTGATAAAACATGGATCATGCCAGCGCCAGGTGATAGCGGTAGTGCTATTGGTGCTGTGTATGCACTAAAACCCCATTGGCGAATGCAACCTTACGAGTTCACTCCATTTCTTGGACACGAGATGCGTGGAAATGCAAACAACTACGAAATAGCATCCTATTTAGAAAAACACCAGATATGCGGTGTTGCTAGAGGTAAATCAGAGTTTGGTCCACGTGCATTGGGTAATAGAAGTTTGTTAGCTGACCCACGTGGCAAAGACATTAAGGAGAAAGTAAATGCAATTAAACAACGACAGCAATTTAGACCATTTGCTCCAGCAATCCTGGAGGAGCTATGTGACACTTACTTTGATATGCCTAGCGGTTGGAGTGACAGTAGGTATATGCAAGTCGTGGCTCGCTGTAGGGTTCCTGACTTATTTCCTGCTATCGTTCATGCTGACGGGACTTCTCGTGTACAAACAGTCCCAAAAGACGGAAGCAAGTTTAGAGAACTCTTAGAAATATGGTATGATCGGACTGGTTGTCCTATGTTGTTAAACACCAGCTTGAACGTTAAAGGCAAGCCAATGATTAATGATATAGATGATGCGTTAGAATTTCAAAACACTTATAATGTTAAAGTGTTTACGTAGCCCAGCCAAAAGACTTTAGTATCATTTTTAAACTGCTATCCTCGGGCAATTGATCTGCTAGGATTTGTGCTAATTTTCCATTTTCAGCACTTTGAGAACCTAGGACTGCCATAATTTCATAACTAGACATCCAATACATTGGATCGCTGGAAGCTATTAATTTTGAAATTTCAATATTTGCAGTCATAACTGCGGCAATTTGTCTTCTTACATCACCTGTTTGACCAAATTCAGTTTGTAATGCAGATACTGCACTCATAGGATCTAATGCAATGCCTCTAACCAGTGCGATTCTGTTTTCATCTTGTCTTAATTGTTCTGCATAGTTTAGTTGGGCTTGTTCTTCAGTTAATTGCTTTTGTTCAATTAACATTTCCTTAAAACTATTAAACGCTTCTATTGTCAATCTTTGAACTTCGTTAGATTCAAAGACCATTTTTTCTTGATCTAATTGATGTTGGGAAAGTTCTAGTGCATTTGTATCTTGCAAGAATTGATCTTCTAATATTTTTGCGTTTTGTATTCCGCTATATGCTAGGAGAGACGGATGAGTCAGATCAGTGGTGCCTTCTGAAATAACATCGCTGTTGGGACCTGAAAAAGTAAAAAAGTTACCATCAATATTATATGATACCATTCTATCGTTTTTGGAAAATCCTAAAATTTCAGTTATATGACTTAAGAGGTTGTAAGGGACTTTCCCATCAAATATCTGGGCCCCATTTTCTCGAACTGTGAAATCTATTAAGGAAGTTGAAGTATTGTACATTGTGTTTTTATAAAATTATTTAAATCGGCTTGAATAGATCTGGCATTAGAATATCCATATACTTGCTGTACAAGTTTATCTACATAAGGCAACGAATCATGTATATGTTTAATAGAATCTTCTCTAGAACTGACAAATTGCATAGGTCCTGCCCAAAATGCAGATTGTGTAGTAGGATCAATGAAGTATGAGTCGTATACCATCATAGGGTATCTATTAGACTCTTCGTTACCCTGCATATTGTCAATGGCCGTTATTAACTGCTCGTATGATAGAAGTATTTGCTGTAATAGTTGAAGGTAATTATCTTCAAAATCTGTTGGCACAGACATTAAATTTGCCATGTTAATTCCTTGAGAATCATAAGGGCGTTGTTGTTCTGTGTAAGTAAAATCTAATCCAAATATATCGCCTGACTGTATCAGCGTGGGTTTTTCAACTTTAATTGATTTGGAGTTATCGACATGGTTGCTTAAGGCTTGTTTAAATGCCAATTCTTCAGCACTATCTTTAATGAACAATTCACATACTTTACCGTTGTTATCAAAATATCCTGCATATTCAGAAGACCATAGATAATATCCAGTTGGGGCAAGTTCCCAAATTTGGCCGCCTAGAGCAGAGTATCTAGTAATTCCTCTAAAGAATGCACCGGCGCTCTCGGGCGTCCAGGATAGAATTTTGTTTTTTAGTATATCTAGCATAAGTGATCCGTGTTATGTTTATTTATTCATTCTTGTATTTGGGCATCTTGCTGTCTGCAGAGCTTACACAGCAAGGAGTAACACAGATTGTTGGTTGTTTTAATAAATTAAAATTTTTTAAGGTTCCGAGGGATTCTTCTTTACAAGAGTACCCACGTTTTACTTCATTTCCACGAATAATAAGTCCTTGAAATCCTGCAGAGCAATTCCACCCATTGAACTTATTAAATCCTAATGCGTTAAATCTTTCAGCTTGGTCAATGTAGTAGTTGTTAATTCCATCAGTTAATCTTATTTGAAAGCCCTCCTGTTGTTCAAAATCATCTTGCATAATTTTAATCATCTCAGGAGTATATCCTTCTACAATGGCTGTAGCAGTACCATTGCTTTGTGGCTTTAGTGTTACATTGATTCCCCTACTGCGCAATCTGTTACAGCGTTCAAGGGTGTCAAAAAAATGCTGTGGTACCATAACTTGATTCACTGTTACATGAACAAGTTCGTACATTAGCTGTAAGCATTTATCACCAAACTCTTGCTCCTTGGCAAACTCTGCATGGAAGCTGGCTGTAATACTACGCCGCTGTAAAAGACTCGTATAATCGGCCCAACTCTTCCACCATTTGCTTCCAGGACTTAAATTAGTAGTCATATGCACACTTTGATATGCAGATTCTTTTTCATCTAAGTGCTTGATTAGTTCTGGCAATTGCTTGTAGGCTGTAGGCTCACCACCACTGAAGCTCCAATGAAATTCGGTAAAGCCATTAGCACGAGCCTGTCGTTTTATTTCATCTACTGTGGATTTGTATACTTCTAGTGTTTGATAATCTAGTTTATCACTACGAGCATACGGCCAACAGTAACTACATTTGTAATTACAAAATCTACCTAGTATCCAACTTATGTTAAATCTAGGATTATCTAACAATGTTTGTTGTCCAAAATTCTTTATTTCATTTAACGGTATTGGCATTTTTTAGTTTTTGTATTAGCGGATTAAAATAATCTTCCATTACTGTATCTGTATACAGCTTAAATTGATCAATGGAATTAATAAGATCTTTATATTCTTTATCTGTCATTGACATAGTTAGCTGTCTGTTTGATAACACAGGATGTTTTAGAGACGATTTATAAAAATCTCCTTTATAATCTTTGTTGACTATTGTTTCGTGTGCCTTCATGCTTACAGCTTCTGCTACTTTCCAACTTGTTATATCAGTTTCATCGTCTTTGTACCATTCCCAGAATCTATCTGGGTTGGGAATTTTATAACCATACTTTTCATGGTTAGTATCAAATTCGCTCTTGTACACATACTTAGATAGATCATGATTACCTACTATGCTTAATGAAAATACCCATCCTTGTGTTATAGGGCAAGCAGGCTCTGAAAGATATTTTGCAGTTTCGTATATAGAGTCAGATGACTCGTGTGGCAGTCCTACCATAAATCCAGCCTGTATACTAACATCTGCTCCCCATACTTCTTGACACAATTTAAGAGTTTGTTTTCTACGGGAAGCACTCATACCTTTTCCAATAGCTTTGCCTGCCTTAGGGTGGAATGTTTCTATGCCCATATAACATTGTCCAATACCTAACTCTTTTAAAATGTATATCTGTTCAGGATGCACAGCTAACACATCTAATCTTAGATAACACCAGAAGCTGATCTTAAATGGTAATGAGCTAACAACATCTAAGAAGGCCTGCAACTTTTCAGTAGTATCGTTAAACGTATCGTCCATAAAATAATACTGTGTTGTACCCCAACGCTCATAATTTTCTATTAACTCTTTTTTTAAAGTTTGGGGATACTTTAGATAATCTTCCATGTTCTTTTGTCCAATCATAGGATAAGAACAGTAGCTACACTTGTATCTACACCCACGTGATAATTCTAAACTGAGTGTTTCGTTAGGTTTGATAAAATCGTATTCTGTATAGGACGTAGAGCTTTCTCTAAAATCCCATCTAGGTAATTTAGCACGAGTGTCGTGGTCTATTACTTTATTAAAAATTCTTCTTGGTCCTTTTTTACTGAGAGAATCAAGTAAGTCTAACATCATAGTTTCAGACAAGCCTATCATAAAATGGTCAACTTCTTTTATATCTGTGTACCAATCAATTTTATTGCCGCCCAACACAACTTTAGTTTTGGGATTCAATTCTTTTACATAGTTAAACCACTGTCCTGCATATTTGTTAATAAAAGCAGTCATTAATGAGCCAGCAAACGGATCTTCTATATCAGTTTTTAACAGTATTTCGTCACTACCCCGTCTACGCTGGTCAACTTCTCTACCAGGATCGGCAGTTTGGGGGGCTTCTCCTTCCAGCATAAGATAAGGAAGCCAAGATGATGAAAACCCCACAACGTAAGTTTCCGGCCCTACTGCATGGTTTAATATTTCTTTATACATATTATAATCCATTGCAGATATAAAATCTACAACCAAGCAAGTGTATCCTTCGCTTCTTACCTGTGAAGCCAGTCTATGACAGCCGTACCCTCTGGTCTTGGTCAACGGCTCTGGGGTATCTGTGAATAGTATTATATTAAACATTTCTTAATTTTTTTAATAACAAGCCAAAGTATTCTTGATGTGCAGATTCGTAAAATAAATTATCAAAATCTATATTATGTACAATTTGATTGTATTCTTGATCTGTCATATTTAACGTTGCTTCTCTATCTTTTAATATGGCATGATTAAATGCGCTTGCATAAAAATCCCCTTTCCGCGGACGTTGATAAGATGCTAACTCTTTAGTAGTTGCATCTGCTATCTCTTGTGCCTTAACAAATGTATTAATATCAGTATCGTCGTCTTTGTGCCAGGTCAATAAACCCTCTATTCCGTCATGCGGGAAATAATAACCAAACTGTTCATAGTTGTTATCAAACCAGCTGGTAGGAAACCATTGGTTGCGATCTGTCTTTTTAATAATATTCACAGGATAGCAAGTGCTAATGTCCAACGGGCAGTCTTCTCTTTTTAACCAATCAACAGTTTGTCTCCAGCTGGCCTGTGTCTCGTAAGGCAAGCCAATCATAAAGCCACCTTCCATATAAACACGATCACCCCATATTTCCTTTGCTTTATACAAAGTATCCTTGCGTCGGCTGTTGGGCATACCTTTGCCAATAGTCTTACTACTCTTATCGTTAAATGTTTCCAAGCCAAAGAACGTTTCAGCAACACCTAATTCTTTCATTAATTCAATTTGTTCTGGATGGGCGGCTAATAAGTCAATTCGAGTATAACACCAAAACTTAATATCAAATGGAAGATCTCTCATAACCTTAACCATCATCTCTAATTTTTCTGTGCTGTCGTTGAAAGTATCATCTACAATAAAGTATTTGGTAGTACCCCATCGCTCGTAGTTTTCTAATAGTTCATCTCGTATTACACTAGGCTGTTTTAGATAGTCGTTAACATTCTTTTGTCCAATTAACGGAAAATTACAAAATGCACATTTAAATCTGCATCCTCTGCCTACTTCTAATACTAGACTTTCTTGGGGTTGCAGAAAATCTAAATCAGTATAAGTTGTTTTACTTTGTCTAAAATCCCATGACGTGGCATGTGCCTTGCGGTCATGATCTATATATTTGTTAAAAATACGTTTAGTCTTACCACTGAGTTTATTTAATAGATCAATAGTCATAGTTTCTGCTATGCCAAATATCACATGATCTACATTTGCTAGGTCCATATAGAAATCTGCCTTAGCTCCGCCTAATACTGTTTTCAAATTAGGGTTGATTGACTTTGGATATTTTAACCAATCATCAACTTCATTAATTCCAAATTTAAAAACTAGATTATTCTTTTTCCAGTCTTTTAAATCTTCTTTGTTATTAGAAAGCTCATACTCCTCACCAATATGATGCCCGGGGATCTGATTGCTAAACTCACCAGGAATCTCTGGATACCTATAAGGAAGCCATGTAGTAGAATACCCTACCATAAGTGTGTTAGGGCCAACTGTAAGATCTATAATTTCTTTATATAAATCAAAGGTTAACGCAGAACTAAAATCTATAACAATACAAGAGTAACCATTTGCACGAATATGACTGGCTATTCTATGTACGCCATAGCCTCTAATTTTATGATGTGGGTAAGGAGCGTCAGCAAATAGAATTACATCGAACATAGTGTATTTAAGTTAAATATATACATAATGAAAAACTATGAGTCTATACTTGCATTTGGTGACAGCCATGTTGCAGGGTGTGAATTATTAACCAGCAACAGCACGTATGATATGTACTTACGTGGAGACATTTCTTTAGAGGCGGCTGATGTTCCTGGTAAAATGTTAGCGTTTCCGGCTATTGTTGCGAAAGCGTTAGGGATGCCGTACTATAACTATGCAATGACAGGTGGCAGTAATCAACGTAGCATGCGATTACTAGGACAGGCATTGCACGACCATCCAAATAGTCTTGTATTGTTTGGTTACACTTCTTCTGATCGAAATGAATTTTACTATCCTGGTAAAAACTTATTAGGTCATGATGAAGACCAATATCTACAAGTAGGCATGCAATGGTACGGGCCAATAGAAAAAGATATCAAAGTAACTAAGTTGCATAATCCTATTAACGATACTTACGTAAAGCAATTCTTACATCCACATAATGACATAGATTCTCTAGCTTTATTAGTTGATATGTCATGCAAAGATGTATACCACTTAATGCTCAATCATACTGCAAGCAATTTTGATAATTGGTTTGATTTTCAAGGACACACTAATTATAAAGACTGGGCAGAGGAACAAGGTTTTACTAAGATGCCTTACCTACATTACGGAAGAGATGCGCATGAAGCATTAGCGCAATTAATTTTAAAGGATATACAATGACTTGGGGTTACCATTTATTACTTGATTGCTCAGGATGCAATCAAAGCATCGATAATGATATAGTGATTGAGAAATTTGTTGTTGAGCTGATTCCCCGCATAGGCATGCAGGCAGTTGACGGGCCTAGGATTGAATATCTGTTGCCCAAGACACCTAACGCAGGATTCAGCATGATGCAAATGATACAAACCAGTAACATCACTGCACATTTTGTTAGTGCGACCAGGGAAGGTTATATTGATCTTTTTAGTTGTAAATCTTTCGATAAAGACATAGTTGTTGAATTGGTTAAGAAATACTTTAATCCAGCATCTATTAAAGAAACTTTTCTAGAGCGACAGGCTTAAGGGTCTAGCCTCATTGCTTCTCTACTTCGAAACTGATAGCGTTCTGGTACGGTATCCCACAAGTTCATTCCTTTATTAACTGCCGCATCACGCAACATGATTTGATGTAAGAAGTTTGTTATGGGCTTGTTGGGCACAAAGTCGCACCACGGACCGCAACGTAGTTCTTCCATGTCAATAGTCTTAGGATCACTCCATTGTATTAGCCTATGTACAATGCCGTTGATCTTAACCATATAGTGATATAAGTTATCATCAGCAGGAATCTTTTCCCAAGTCCAACCTTTGCTGTCTACGTATGCTTTAATAGCCTTGACATGATCGCTTAGAAAGTATCTTGGCTCATTAGGATTGCGACCGATATCGCTTCCGGCACGCACTCTATACTGTCCTGCGCTATTGCCTAGCAACTGTATTTCATCTAACACATCAGGAATATGATTAAAATCTTCTAATGTGTAGCCAACATAGTATACATAGATACCAGCATCTTTACAATTTTCAATCCCCTCTAATTGCTTACGATGCACAGTTTCGCCTTGGTATGATTGATGATTAAGCCCTATCATTACTGCACGGCATCCTGCTTTGGCTATGTCAGCAACCCATTGTTTATCAGCAAGTTTGACACCGTTGGTTAAAATTGTAATATCTTGCTGTGTTCTATTAAGATGCTCTTGTACATGACGAATGTTTCTTATAAGTTCTGGTAAGTCTTTACGTAGTGTTGGTTCTGCGCCAGCAAGTATCACACTACCTGCATCATCAGGCCAACTTTCTATTTGCTGTAGTATAAGTCCCAACGGTTTATCAGTTGATGCACTTTCTGGCTCGTGATAGCAATGCGGACATTTGAGATTGCAACGATCAGTAACTTCAATCATGATGCCGCTAGGAACATCATACCCGTACGGATCGAATTCTAAGCTATGGTAAAACTCTGCATCGCGCTCAATCATATATTCAGATTTGCCATGTTCTGTACAAGTTTTACGCATCCAAACAGAGCCATCACGCACAAATTTCTCAGCTGGTGCGTGTCTATAGCAATGCTCGCATAGAGATAATGTTAATGCCATCTAGGACCCTTTGATAATTGTTCTAAGAATACATCTTTATTTAAGCGCCAAAAAGTCTGAGTATGCCCCCTGTAGAACTTGTTAGATGTTAATGTTAAACATCCTGTTAGTTCTAATGCTGGGCCCCATACTGTATGTACTAATCGCTGTGTTCCCACTTCGCTTGGATGTGTTGTGATATACATATCATGATTGCCTACCCATTCAATACATTGAGGTATGAAAAACTGTGCTGTTACATTTTGGTGTGATGTAATGCCTTCTCTAGTACGCAAGTGATGTAATGGCATCATGTCTGTAAATGCACAAGTTCTTGCACAGATTCGATATCCGCCATCGTCTAGTGAATGTGCGCCTACGCTGCCTACGGCTGTATTGTTGTAGTAAAGAATCCACACGCACCACTCACGCTCGTTACGAAAGCAGTCCACCATTGCCTTTTGACTAGAGTTATTGGTAAACCCTCTTCGTTCAGCTTCTGCATAAAAGTCTGTTAGGTCTAAATCTTCAGACCACGGTATCAGTTTATACATTTTTCAATAAAGTCCGCAGGATAGTTAGTTCTAAAACTTTCCCAGCATAGTCTATCCATTGTATTCCACGATTGCGGTGTATTCCAATCAATCCCCAAAGTTTCTAAATGTTTACGCATTTCATCTTGACGAGACGAATAGATATGACTTTCTACATCCGCTATACTAACATTAGGCTCGTCTTTGCTGTATGTGAAAAAGTAGTTTATACTTTTTAATTGGCCATCTACTAGAAAATAACTGCTAGGATGCATGCTGTATTTGTGCAGTCCTAGATGTTTATGGGCTTGGATAATGTTGAGCATTTGATCTTGCCAGTTGGGCAACACTTGATCAAACGTACAATTACCACTTAGGCTTCTTTGCCAAAAATCAGGGCCATCAACTTTAAGGTAAATCTTTTTGTTTTTATAGTCTATATCTAATAATTGCGGAACAAGGCTAGGATATGCACCACGCATTAGTGAAAGGTATTTTACTTCTCTATTCCACTTTTCTTCCATCACAGCAGGATCCACTACTTGATTCTGTCCTTTATGGTATTCTGTGTCATTGTTATACCATTGCACGAAGACTGATTGGTCAGCAGACATCAAACTGGTATAAATTAGATTATTACGCCACTGTTCTCCGCTGAGCCTATTATAATAGTATTCATATTGCATAAATGATAATTATCATTATACAGAATGGTACCCCATGATAAAAGGAATTAACAACCAACCCTATATCGACATGACTCCATATATCAATATGGATGAATTCGATCAACTACAACCAGAAATTATTCGTGGTTTTGCAGAGGCACGTGAGTACGCTAAAGAAGGTACATGGATGAAGCCAGGATTTAGTTTTGACGCTATGAGTTACCAACTACATTGGAAACCTATATATCAAGCTATGGAAGAGTTTATGGAATTACCAAAAAATGATCCTGTTTATCTTGGCGGTATTGATTTGTTTAAAGATTTCAAAAACTATAAACAGCGTAACAAGTTTACACGATATTTAAAAATGGCTATGGGGGCGTATGATCCTTACATATATTATTTCTTATGGGAAGAAGGATCGTGGGACGATAGAACAGCGCCGCGCAAACTTACCGAAGAGGCCCAATACTTCCCTAATGTTGTAAAATGGGTTGAAGATTTTATTACTCTAGGAGTATTTGAGCACATAGGCCGCGTGATATTCTTTCACTGCGAAGCTGACGGTATACCGTTTGAACACAGAGACTTAGATGCAAAGAATGGCATCGATGTTGTTGCGCCACACCGCAATGAGTTTATACATATTCGCCCTAACACTAAAAAAGCTTTCTACCTGTGGGATCCAGAAACTAAAGACAAGACCTACTTAAACACCCGTGCGGCTTGGTGGAATGATGTCGATTGGCACGGTGGTGAGCAAATTATGGAACAAAGTTATAGCCTGCGCATTGACGGAAAGTTCACGGAAGAGTTTCGTAAAAAATTAGGTATCGATCATTTGGAGCGTTATTAATATGATGAGTGAAAATTGGATTCCTGTTGAACAGGGAGTGTATAGTCTTTATAAAAGTACAGACAATAAGTTTCTTTGTCAAGCATACGAAAATAAAGAAAAATACGGAATGATGCTGATGAGAAGTTGTTTCATTCGAGATGTAAATCTTGTAGATATTTCATCTCCAATTGCCAAGTATCCTTGGTGCGCCGAGTTCGCTGACGATACAAGAGACGGATTTAAAATATTCCTACACTTCGATGGAACATTGTGCCAGGAAATACTGGATAGGGGTGAAAAATTAGAGGATTACTGTCCAGATTGGAAACAGCAATTAGAACAGATGTGTATTGACTTACATAACGAAAATATTTGTAAAGTGTCAATGTATCCTAAGTGTTTCTTTATTGACAACAACAAACAACTTAAAGCATTTGGGCATTTTTCGACTTCGAGATATATGGAGCTACCAATGGCAATGGAGATGTATATGCCGCTGTTTAATGACGAGCGAGGCGCAATGGTAAGAAAACTAATGGTAGGAAATGCATTAGACATGAGATTGCTAAGAGAAAAGGCATTTAATGAATATATCAAATGGCCAGACGATGTTCTTCCTGCTATATATGATCGAGTCTATCGATCATAGCAATCAACGATTCCTGAATATACATTTCTTGTTTGGTATATTCTGTTAAGACTTGTTTTATTTGTTGCACAGCCAATTGATGTTTAGGATGATTGGGTAAAGTAATGTCGTGTTCGTTAAAATTGTCCCACGTTCCCCAATCATCTACTTTATTTACTACACCCTGAAAATTAAATTGCTTGCATAGTCTAGCAAAGTTAACAAGGTCGCCTGCATTTGCCGCTTGCATTACATAACGTATTTTAATTTCAGCATTAGGCAGCAAATGTCTATTGTTAGATAGCCATTCTAAATTTTCTTCTAGTGTGCTAAATTTACCCGGAGAGCGGACTATTTCGTACACATCTTTAGTTCCAGCATCTACGCTTATCAATAACTCGGTAATTTTAGAAATAATATTAGAGTCAGGTAATAATTTTTTCATCAATAGCCCATTTGTTTGAAATATAAACTCTTGAGTATCTTTTGGTTGCCAGTCAATAAACAAAGGACGGAGTATTCTACTGGCAAACACATCACCGCCGCTGGTTGTGATAGTAATTGGTTTATCAAACTCTTGCACCAATTTAAGTATATGATCTATAATGTGCTTTCTGCGCTCATACTCTTGCCCGTGGTTCAGCATGATGGGATCTCGTCTACAACTAGGACATGCTAAGTTACAACTTTCATCAACATCGATACTTAACTTATATCGAGATAAATGTTGATCCATTTGTAATACTCCGCAATGTTCTATAGCACAGTATGTAAAATTATTTTCTATCTCTATGTCTTTTTGCAATTCTTTGGCCATTGGAGAATTCCAAACATCTTCTAATGACTTAAAATCTAGTATGTTACCCACAGGAACAGGTAAGAAAACTTCACATATACATACATGGCAGTCTCCTCTGAAATCTATACTTAGAGCACGTGAAGGTATATTACACTTATATTTGTGTACTGCTAGAAAATCTGCTCCACGGGGATATGCTTTCATTGCAGGATGATATGTGTACTGTTGTTCTAACTGTATCTCTATATATTTTTTTTCGTTCATATGTTATAATAAGTACTCGTATGTTTAATTATTTAGATTTACCAGCTCTTCCAGACTATTTGGAACAACACATAATGTTGTTAGTTGCAGGATCTATAAACAATTTAATTGATGATCTAAACATTAAAGCATCAGATGATATATTAGAAGAAGTTAAGAAATTTACGTATAATAAAGACGACTCTCTAGGGTATCCGTTATCAGAAGCCAAAGGCAATATTGCTAGATTTGATTTCCTGAATGTAGACACCAAAATATCTAATTGGGTACATGAAAACATAGGTAAATTTGCTTATGTAAGTATACAGCACATGCATGGTGGTAAAACTATCCCTCCGCATGTTGATGAAATAAGATCTAATGCATATAATTATATTATTGCAACAGGCAATGCAACTACATCATTCTACAAACCAACAAAACAGTTTGAGCAATTAAAAGTCTATCCTCACACTACATTTGATTTAGATAAGTTAGAATTAATTGAACAGATAAAAATAAAACCAAGAAGATGGCACAAAATAAACACTTCTATGATACACGGGGTAGATAATTTAGAGTATGATCGTATTTCTTTATCATTGAGTATTATAGACGTAAAATAGTTCTATACCAATTCCAGTATCATGATAATGTACTTTAAGGGTAGGATATTTTTTAATATGATTTTCTAGTTCAGACTTACTATATGTTGATCTAACGCATAACTCAATCATTGGATGCAGTTCTGTTAATTTGGGAGCATCGATAGTAGTAAGGAAAGATAGAAATTGATTAATAGAAGAATCTAAATCATCAGGGCGCAACCAATCGCATATTAAAATTTTGGTTTTATCATGTGATAACCTAAATACAGTTTCCCAAAATTGTTCAACATCATCAAAGTGTCTATATCCGTAGGTGCTAATAACATTGTCGTACGTTCCTGTTAGATTCGTAACATCACCAACTTTGAAATCTGTACGTTGACCAAGCATATCTGCAGACTTGTCGCAACCGACAATAGATAAACTAGGATTAAATTTTTTAAATTCGTCACACAATTTACCAAGACCGCAACATAAATCAATTAAAGATCCTTCAACAGAATTATGTAATTTTAAAAACAATTTAACAAAGTGTTTGTTGTCATCTTTTGAATCAATAAGATTGTACAGTTCTGTGATTTCTTTGTTGTATTCAAGGGTTGCGGTAGATATACGTGACATGATAGTATTTATTAACTGCATATTTAACAAAATATAAATACCTCATGCTCATATCACTATTCCCCACCCATATCTATAAAACTAGAATTACTGGTGTAGAAGAACTATTACCTAATATAAGTTCTTTAGTAGATAACATGCTCACAGAACACTATAATTTAGAAGGTAGCGCACTTGCTACATTTGATCAGCATCATCGATTACACGAAGAACCAATTTTTTCAAATGTAATTCAGCAAATAGATGTTGCAATTAACGATTGTTGGAAGCAGTTTAAATTCTACCAGGGATTAGAACCATTCATTAGCGAGTGCTGGATTAATCGATATAAGAAAGATTCGTTTATAAATTCTCACAATCACTCTCCCTATCAAATTTCAGGAGTGCTTTATCTTAAAGCTGGCCCGGAAATGGGTAATATAGTGTTTGAAAATCCAAACTACCTAATTATATCTACACAACCTTTTGATTATCAAGAAGGACACGACGAAGCTCCATCGTGGTTAGAAAATGAGATAGAAGTAGTTACAGGAGATTTATTGTTGTTTCCAGGGTGGTTAAGACATAGGACTTTAAAGAATAATACAGATGAAGATAGGTATATAATGTCTTTCAATGTAGGAAGCAGAAGTAGTAACTGGAATGTAAGTAATCAACATTGGAATGTACAAAAATGAAAATTGTTATAGTTGGTGGAGGAACTGCAGGATGGTTGGCGGCCTTTTATATTTTAAAATCGCATCAAAATCAACAAGTGACAGTTATTGAAAGTTCAGAGGATGGTATCATAGGTGTCGGTGAGGGATCAACTCATATACTTGGAAATGTGTTAAATGGTAAATCTGTTGATTTTGGTATAGACAGCAAAGATTTTATAATTAAAACAGATGCTACATTTAAACAAGGTACTAAACATGTAAACTGGACTAAATCTCCTAGCACATATTATAATCCGCTAGATTTAAATTTTGCTAGAGATCCTAAATTGAATGATTACCTAGCATTGCAGATATTAAATGACGGGCCTATTCATGCAATCAGCGAGTTAGGAATGTTTATAAATGAAAAACAATCTGTAGTAAAGAAGGACGAGTCGGGATTTTTTCCAACTGACGGGTTTAGTTACCATTTTGACGGACACAAGGTTGGACTTTATTTTAAAGAACAAGTTTTGAAGATGGGCGGAGAATTTATAGATGCTCGCGTTGAAAATGTTGTTCAAGATGATCATGGCATTGTTGGCCTTGATCTTAGATTACATAATGTAGAAGAGATTCCTTACGTACCAATGTCCCCAGTAGCGGGGTTAGACTCAGCGCCACCCCCTCCACCGGTTATTTCAGATAAACGTAATATAAAAGGAGATTTCTTTATAGACTGTACAGGGTTTGCCAGAGTATTAATAGATAAGCTAAACTCTGGATGGAAAAGTTATAAAGATCATTTACTTTTAAATTCTGGATTACCTTTTTATCTTCCTTACGGGTACGGCGATGAGTATCAAAATCCAATGAGGCCTCAACCAGTTACTACTGCACACGCTTTATCTGCAGGGTGGGCATGGCAAATACCAACGCTAGAAAGATACGGGTGCGGATACGTATTCTGTGATGAGTTCATGTCTTTCAGCCAAGCAGAATCAGAAGTCACACAGTATTTTAAGCACGATATTAAACCAATTAAACAAATCAAGTTCGAACCCGGTAGGCATCAAACTCCTTGGTTTAAAAATTGTATTGCATTAGGATTAGCATCGGCATTTATTGAACCATTAGAAGCAACCAGTATACATGCATCTACTATACAGCTTACAAAGTTTGTTGAAAATTTAAAAATGACTAGGTCAGAAACTTGCAATAAAAATGTAATAGATCAATACAATAAAGAAATAGGTTCTATGTATGATGATATTAGAGATTTTATTGTCTTACATTATCTAGGAGGAAAAGGAGACACTCCTTTTTGGAAATACATAGCCAATACAGATATATCCACTGACCTTGTTAAACATGTTTTAGAAATTACTAAACATAGACTGTTGACAGAACAAGATATACTTAATCCTGAAAATAGTATTGGTCACCAGGCGTGGAATCAAATACTATCAGGATTAGGTTTTATATCTAAAGATGTTGCTAGAGCACATCTAACAGGAAAAGCAGAACTAATTCTAGCAGAATACGAAATATGGAAATTAAATAGAATTCAACTTATGAAACAAGAATGTAAAACTAATCTCGATGTAACTCTAGGCCCTTATTTTTCGTAATGAGTTCAAAACTTTTATTTCCTTACGCAACAAATAGTTCACAATCACTCCGAGTGATTAGCGAATACACAACCTACGGATTTATTGATGAAGACGGGTTTCTTAAAATGGATCTAAGTTTAGGTAGCTGTGGGTGCTTTCCAATTGGATTTAAGAGAACAGACGTAGTTGATAAAGTATGTGAGAAGATCAAGGATGCTCCGTTTAGTAGCGGTGAATTTTATACCACACACCCGGCTGTAATTGAATTAGGTGAGCGACTATATAATATGAGTGGAGGATATCGCAGTTTCTTTGCAGTAAGCGGTAGTGATGCGATAGAAGGTGCTATAAAAATAGCACAACTATATAATGGTCGTAACCAGTTTCTTGGCTTTAAGAACAGTTATCACGGTAGTACGTATATGAGCTCAAGCGTAAGTGATGCAACTTATATAACCAATACATTTGGTAAAGATCCCCGCTGTGTAATCAGCGATTATAACTTAGATAGTATTACTGATGACTTATGTGCTGTAGTTATAGAAACAGCCAGTTGGCAAAATGGTCTGTATGATCCGGGTAAAGATTTCTGGGTCAGCCTACGCAAGACATGTACCGATAAGAACATAGTTCTTATTGTCGATGACATTGCAATGTGCGGTGGGAAGACCGGTACATTCTTTGGCTGGACTGGAATAGTAGAGCCAGATATCTTTACAATGGGCAAGGCGTTAACTGGAGGGTACTTCCCCTTAAGTGCTACTTGCCTAAGCGAAAAGATATTTGATAGTATTAAAGATATTATGTGGGCACACGGGTTTAGTTATAGTTTCAATCTAAGTGGAGTATACTCAACACTTGCTTATTTAGATTTATTAGAGCAAGACAAATTGCTAGAGGAAGTTCCTCAATTAATAGACCGGACTAAGGAATTAGCCAATAGATTAATTGAACAAGGATTAATTAAAGAGTATAAAAATCACGGCTTAGTGTTTAACCTAGTATTATTAAACAAGAAGCCGTTAGAAACTATGTTTGAAAGTTTCTTATATAAACACGGACTTTACGCAGGCCTATGGAACGAAGGTGGCAACGGATTATTATTTGTTGTTCCAATTAATGCACCGCCTAGTTGGTTTATAAGATTAGAATCTTGTTTAGTCAAAGCATTAACTGACTATGCGGCGACTGTCGCCCTCTCTAGCTAAGTCTAATGTCATACAATGTACTCCGCTTTCCCAAAATAGCCCGTGCCTCTGTTTAACTACATGCGGAGTAATTCCCCAACCTTCTAACATTTTAAATAGTCTAGGTTGTGTATTAGAAAAGATAACATTCTGCGGGTTAATAACTAACACGTTGCTGTCAAAGAATACATCTTGTGCATATCCTTTCCATTCAGTTAGCCAAGTATCAATCCATTCTTTAGTAAACTTGCCGCCTGCTTTGGTATAGCTGGCTATGAACTTTTCATCATCAAACTGATCTACTAATGAAGAAAACTCAACCATTTCTTTGTGACGCAACGGCTCTGGTACCCAAGACTTGTTAGCACAAAATACAAAATCATCATTAGTCATAAACCAACCGTGATCAATATGTCCCCAACTCTTTTGATAATTACGACCAGCACTAACAATAGTTCCAGCAGGCAAGTTGCGACTCATCCATTCTAGGCCAGCTTCTGTTCCTGGGCCTTCTGTATTTGTTACTAACTTATCACCGCACTTAAACATTGTAGCTGTGTGCCATAGTATACGATTGCTTAACGTATGATGATAAATGTCTTGCCCATTTGCCCACCATTTGTCTTGTTGTAATGCTTTTAGTACAGGTGGTGGTTGGCTAATCCAATTATAACCCTCATCAAACTTTTCTTTGAATATGTGATTATAATTAACACAATCTAAGTATCTATCGGGCATACTTGTATATGTTTGATATATTGTTTTTCCATATGCGAGGTATTGGTCACGGGGAACAACAGGTGCTGTTGGATTTATTATTTTAAAATATCCCAGATCAACATATGGTTTATATTCAGGAACCTTAGGTCTGTGTACTTTAATTTTAAATGCAGTCAAGTAGTCTGCAAGATTTTGCAAATCTTCTTTAGTTTCTTCTAGTATTTTATTAAACTGTAGTTCTGCACTTTTAGGCAATACTGCATCTAATGTGCCAGGATCATAACAATCTCCAACAATAACTTCTTGTAGTGGATCCCAATTTGTCCAAATGCTCATATGTTTAACTTCCTT